CAGGTTCTTGCCGAACGTGTCGATCTGGAACTTGTAGGTCGACTCCTTGATCGAGCCGTACTTCAACTCGCCGCCGGGCGCCACCTGTTCCAGTTCGCCCGTCTGGGTGGGCCGAATACCAGTGTGCTCCTTGAAATCATTGGCCGACTTGATTGAGGCGAATGCCCGCCAAGTGGCCGGCGACTCGGTGTAGGACTCCATCAGCACCTTGTTGGCCGCATCGCCCAAGGCCACCGGCAGCGAGTAGGTCGACAGGGCCGCCCGGATCAGGCCATCGCGCCCGTGGGGCGTCTCGACGCCTTCGATCCGCACGGCCGCCCGGCAGATATCCACCAGGCTGGTCGCCCGCAGGTCGCGGGCCTGCTGTGCGGCCTCGGCCCCCAGCATCTTCTCGGCCAGCGACTCGCAGCCCATGTGGGATAGAATGGCCGCCTCAAGCACGTGGCGATCGGGTGCCGGCTCGACACCGTGGATTGGGGGTGCCGCAGGCCGGGAGGCCCGCAATACCTCGAGCTTCGTCTTGTCCACATCCCAACCCTCTTCGATGGCCTGGGCCTCGATCTTGCCATGCCGGCCCCCGCAGGCCTCACGGATAGCGCTGATCCGTTTGCTTTCGGCCAGGGCCTCTTCGCGGATCTGCTCCGCGGTCTTCTCGGTGACTTCCGTGGTCATCTGCCTCTCCTCATTTCTTGGACGCGGCAATCGCAACCGAAGTGTTCCGGTCGGCCGCGATCGTCACTATGGAAACCTCGCGCAGCTCGCCCGACCGGACGAAGGTCATGCCGGTACGGGGCGCCGTGATGGTTCGGCCGTTGGCCACGACGGTGTCACCGGGCCGGATGCGTTCGTAGTCGGTGGGCGAGACGCCCACGCTGGCCTGGAACCGAAAACCCGCCCGGGCCAACTCGATGATCTGCTTGGCCGCCTCGGTCGTCGTGGCGATCGTACCGGCCACGACCAGCTTGCCGCTGGCCACCCGAGCCTGGCCGTAGCCGACGATCCCCTTGAGCGTCGAGTCGTGGTCGGCCAGGATGCCGATCTGGTCAGCCGGTGTGGCCAGATTGGCCAGATCGATCACCACCGGCCCCCAACCGGGCACCGCCATCAGGCCGCCCGTGTAGGCCACGATCGTGACCCGCGGGTTCGGCCGGGTGTCGGCCGCCTCGATCTCTACCGACCCGGCCGTTAGCAGGATGTTGTCCACGGTCGTGCTCATCGGCCTTCCTCCACCGTCCCCACTTCCGTGCCCTTCGGGTAGAAGCGAATTCGGGCGTAGTCGTCGGGATTCTCCGCCGGCTCAATGACGGTCGTCCGACCGAGGGGATCGAAGCTGAGACTGAACCCCCAGCCATAACGGGCGGCCGCTACGCGGTACGCCCGCACGCAATGCCCGAACCGCAGGTTGCAGACCCAGCAGAAATGGGTCCAGGAATCCCACCGCTCATTCTCGTACAGCCACTCGGCCGCGGCGTCGATGTCCTCTTGCGACCATTGAAGGTTCGACAGTTCGCCGGCTGGCCGAACAATCTTCTGCTCAACCAGTTGGAGGAGGGTCGAGGCGCTGCACCTCAGTCCCCGCAGTCGCAATTCGCGGAATGCCCCCTCGGTGGTCTTGGGGTAAACAAGCGAACAACTGCTCGACCGCTCGCCGGGGAACTCCTTGCCTTCGGACAGTAGCTCCTTGAGCTTCGCCCGGTCCACTGCCGGCAGCAAGTCCATCAGGGGCTCGAAGTCCTCTCGCAGCCAGTAGTGGCGCTTGTGGTCCCCTACGGGACGTTCTTCAATCGGCGTGTTCATTCCTGTAGTCCTTTCTGAACTGAGCCAATTCACGTTCCACGGTCCGCAGGCCGATGCCAAGCTCCTCGGCGATCTGGCGATCGGAGAACCCGGCCACCCGAAGCAGGACGATCCGGCGGCGACGCTCGGGCAGTCTGGCCAGAAGCTCGTGGTAGATCGCCTGCTCGACCGGATCGTCCCGCCGCGTGCCGCGCCGCTTGTCCTGCTCCAACGGTCCCGCTTGGCCCTCTTGCGGTTCCGGCAGATCGCATTCGAGCTTCGGCTCCCGGCGGATACGAAAGAGATTCTTCTGCCGGCTCGCCATGCGGTTCTTGGCCAAGCCAACGCTGCCCGTATCGCGATAGACCTGCCAGCCCGCCAGGAACAATTCCTGCGTGGCATCTTCCCGGGCGTGCTCGCCCCTCCGCAGATGGGGCACTTGCCACACTAACACCTGGGCGAACGAGTGCAGATCTTCCGCGATGTGCGTCTCGTCAGGCATGCGGCCTCCTAGGCGGCCATACGAGCCGTCATTACAATAATCCACAGGAGGGCGGCGGGAACCGCCAACAAGATCGCTGATTCTGGAATGTGCGGGAAAGCCCCTTCAGCCGCGCTCAGCCTCCGTGAACGTCGAGATCTAACAAGTGTGTGCGGTACTTCGCCACTAGGCCGATTCCTGTGTCGAATCAGTGCCCCTGTAGTCTGAAGGGAGCTGTTCCGTGGGACACTCCGCTCTGATCGAGTTTATTCTGGGCTACCGACGTGCTCATCCGAATGCCTCGAAGCAAGAAGTGGCCGCTGCAACGGCGCGCGAACTGGGCCTGAGAAAGCACCGCTCGGTCTATGCATGCGAGGAGTACACAGTTCGGTTTTCTTGAGCAGGAGGGAACACGTTCTCAAATGTCGTCCTCTCCCTTTCTGCCCTACGGACGTTCGACGACAACCCGTTCATCGTGGTCATTCTAAGGCCTTCTTCGACTGAGTTCCTGCTAGCGAACACGACCTTCCTGAAGAGGATCAGCCATAGCTCGCATCAACTGCGAGTCGACAACATCCGTGGCAGTTTTCTCGGTCATGACATTATGCGTGACTACGCGGGAATCACGAACCGTCCAGAGAACTTCGATATACTCTTTTCGATCCACCAGGAATTCGGCTGGCAGGAGAACCTTGAGCGGCTGGTCGAAGCCACGACCGGCATCGCTGGCCGCGGGGTGCGGTTTGTAGTGACCGAAGCTGCACGAGCCCGGATTATGAAATCGCCAGAACTGGCAGCAATTGTTGTCGCGAATCCAGTGTACAGGCAACTGAAACGAGAACTCGCGGCGATCGTCCAGGAGCGGTCGGCCGACATTCTCCAGGCGGCCGATATCGACAACGTCAATCTTCGTGGCAACCAGATCGAGCAGGCGATCACCGGCGGCATCAACGAGCATAATCTGGCGGACATGATCCGCCACATCGACGACGTGGAACTGCAACTGGAGATCAAGACGAAGCTGATGAACCGGGCGTCGAGTCCCAAGGCCTACAACGTTGATAAGGCTTTGGAGACGCTCAGCACAGGACGAACTCTCATTGCGTTCTGCTTCGTCGGAATGCACACCGCGTTAGGACAGGTGACCACCTCGACCGTATCCATCTTCGACCAAACGGTGCTTGACGCCACCCGAATTCAGTTTCACTGGGCGGGGCGGAACTCCCGCGGGGTCACTCAGCTTACGGGAAATCTGGCCCCTCTGTTTTCGCCGACCTATGAGGAACAGATCGACGTGAAGCGAGCCCAGCGATTTCTACAAGGACTGATCGATCTGTAGCCGGACCTCAGTCAAACAGGGTCGGTTCAGCCTTTCCTGTGAGTGATGGGTGGGTATCCCCTCGCTTAAATCGCAATTGACCGGACAGTGTATTCCGCTCCCAGAAGACTCCGTCTGCATACCCTTGGATTGACGGATCAGACTCCGCCAGTTCGAGCCGGCGGAGAGCCAAGAGACAATACTCTTCGTCGATTTCGACGCCGAAGCAACGGCGGTCTAGCTTCTTCGACACCACAGCTGTAGTCCCACTGCCGAGAAACGGGTCGAGCACGTAATCTCCCGGCTTTGTGCTAGCTAAAAGGAGCTTTGCCAGTAGTTTTTCAGACTTTTGTGTCGGATGATCCGTGTTTTCAGGCATCGACCAGAATGGGACCGTAATGTCCGTCCACAGATTCGACGGGTACGTATCCCGAAACTTGTCGACCTCGGTTTGATTCCAGTCCTTGGGAGTGCCATCGGTATGCCTGTATGGCGCGATTACACGACGGCGCAATTTGACCACCTCCACATTGAAGCAATACTCATCCGACACGGTACAGAACCAGACATCCTCGCTGGCATTTTTCCAATTGGCCTTCGCCCCTCGGCCCTTTTCTCTCTCCCAAGTGATCCGATTGCGGACTGCAAAATGCTCCCGTGCGACCTCGAAGATTGAATGCGACGTTTTCCAATCCCCACAGATGTAGACTGTGGCAGTCTGCTTCAACAACGAAAAAAGCTTCTGAACAACCCTGCCAAGCCAGTCGGTGTAACTCGATTCGTCCTGCTTCGAAAACGTGCGGCCATTGAATGACTTCGTCAGGTTGTACGGCGGATCGAGGAATAAGAGATCGACCGATCCGGCGGGAACAAAGGGTATCCACTCGGCGAAGTCGCCAAGCGCCACGCCTTGTGGGGGAACCACAAAAGGTTCCGCTGGTATCGTCCGTAGAAGTCGTTCACGGAGGCGCTTGCGGTCAGAATCCGACAGCGTAATCGTCCGATTGCGAGGCGCTCTTCGTCGCGGCAAGCATTCTTTCTTTGACATCCCTGAACTCCCCGAAAACCTTTCCAAGTTCGCCCTCATTATTGGCCCGCAAACCCAAAAAAGCAAGGGATGTCACTTTGACTCCTGTATTTCGCCCCGCTCCCACGCGAACCTCACCGTTTCCACACGGGTAGCGCTCGGATCTTTACGGGTAAGCACCGGGTGCTCTTTGTCCCAAATGATCGCCTGCGAGAAGTACAGACCGACGGCTTTCAGCACGGGAGGGTAGTTCGCGCAGTTGGCGTACCCGCCCCAGATGTAGAACGCTCGCCCCGGTTCTAACACGCAAGCGATGTTGCCAAACCAAGCTACCCGGCGAACGCTCACAAAACCGATACAAAACTCCCCGCCCCACGGCTCCAGGACCCCAAACCAGCCCCAAAACCGGACATCCGTAACCCGATAGACAACACT